CGCCTGGACTGCCTGGACCTACTCATCCGCACCGTCAGGCAGTTCGAGCTGGTGGGCGACCGCGAAGTCGAGCTGGAAGTCATCGAGGCATGACTCTGAGAGGATCTACGCATGGCTGAAGCTCTCCTGAAGGCCCACACTCTCACGCTGGGGCCTCCCCCGGGGGAGTCTTCTCAGAAGGAAGAGGGCGACTGGCTGCGGACACCGAACGAAGCGTTCGAGCCGCCGCTGCCGATGGAGAGCCTGCGAGAGCTGACCCAGATCAACGACGTGCGGGCGACCTGCATCGAGAGCATCGCTACGAACACGGTCGGCCTGGGCTACTCGCTGGAAGTGGAGGTCTCCCACGAGCGCGAGGTGCAGGATGCCTCGGCGGACATCGAGCGCGCGACCGCGCTGCTGGAGACGCTGGCGGGCCGCGACGTGCGCCTCAACCGGCCCTCGTTGACCGAGCTGCTCTACGCCGTCAAGCACGACGAGGAGGAGATCGGCTGGGGCTTCATCGAAGTCTCCCGCTCGAAGCTGACGGGGGAGATCACGGGCCTGTACCACGTCCCCGCGTGGCGCATGCGTCGCCGCAAGCGCCAGGCGGGCTACTACTTGCTCGACCACATGGGGTCGGGGATCGACAACCCGACAGCCTTCTACGACTTCGGCACGAAGGTCAAGTACACGGCTGACGGCAAGCCCCGCGCGACGCTCCAGCCGGGCAAGCGCTGGGGCGTCAACGAGGTCATCTGCTTCCGCCTCTACACGTCCGAGAGCCGCGACTACGGCCTGCCCCGTGACGTGGCGATGATGCTGGAGTACCTGGGGGACAAGCTCTCCAAGGAGAGCAACATCTCCTTCTTCGACTCGTCGGGCACCCCGCCCACCCTGATCTTCGTCGCAGGCGAGGAGACGAAGGAGGGGGGCCGCGTCACCTTCAAGGTGCCGCAGCAGACGGTCGATCGGATCGCCTCGACGCTCAAGAGCGACTCGGGTCACCGGCACCGAGTGGCGATCGTCCCCGTGCCCCCCGGCACGAAGGCCGAGCAGTTCAAGCTCGGGGAGTTCTCCGACCGCGACGTGGGCTTCACGAACTTCCGCCAGGACATCGCGCGCCGCACGGTGTCGTCGTTCCGCCTGCAGCCGATCTTCATCCCCGCCGTCGAAGAGCAGGGCAAGTACGCGGCTGAAGTGCAGCGGGCGATCACGCTGGAGCAGCTCTTCGACCCCGAGCAGAGCCGCTACGAGGCGACCCTGGGGGAGACGCTGCTGCGCGAGCTGGGCTTCGGCCACCTGCGCCTGAACTTCAAGCGGCTCGCTGTCGAGGACAACAAGACGCGCCGCGACAGCGCCGACCGCATGGCCGAGAACAAGGCCATCACGCGCCGCGAGTATCGCGCCGCGCACGGGTTCCCCCCGCTGCCCGAAGCGGCTGAGGGGGCGACGCCCAAGGCGGGGCAGGTGCCGTTCGGGTGGAACGACGAACTCGTCGAGAAGCCCAAGCCGGAGGGCGCCGAGAACCGCGAGCCGTTCGACGACACGAGGGGCCAGCGCCCGGGCATCGGTGGGCGTGAGCCTGACCCGCGCCGCGAGCAGAAGGACCCCGCCACTGAGACACGCGAGAGGTAGGCTTCGCCCATGCCCAAGAAGGTCCATCTGCTCCGTGACGTGCAGCCCACCGTGCTCACTCTCTGCAAGCAGGGAGCCAACCGCCAGCGCATCTTCCTGATGAAGGAGCAGAAGGACGAGGGCTTGATCACGCTCCCCGGGGGCGGCGAAGTGCTGCTCAAGGCCGAGGGTGACTCGTGGTCCACGATCTACTGCGTGGTCGCTGAGCCGGGGACGCTCGAAGACCCCGGAATGGGCGACGGCGCTGACTCCGGCATCGAAGACCTCTGGAAGGACGAGCAGGAGATCCGCAAGGCAGCGCACTTCTTCGCCAAGTCCGACCGACTCGTGACTGGCTTGCACGGGACGGTGGAGCCCTACGGGACTGTCGTCGAGAACGCCGTGGCGCTCTCGGACTTCACGATCGACGGTCCCGATGGCCAGCCCCACATGATCAAGAAGGGCTCCTGGTACGTGTGCATCGAGCCGTCCGACGAGGGGCGCGCGAAAATCGACGCGGGCGAGTTCACGGGCCTGTCCCTAGAGGGGTCCGGCTACCGCGAGCTAGTCGAGCTGGAGAAGTCGCAGGACGAGGAGGAGAAGGTCTCGCTGCTCAAGCGCCTCGCCGTTGCGATCGGCCTCGCGCCCGAGGCACTTCTGAAGGACTCAGGTACGCTCAAGAACGACCCCGAGGAGGACGGAACGTTGGCAGACGAGAAGAAGATCGAGGAGATGGGCGAGAAGGTGGAGAACATCTCCAAGGCCCAGTCCGCCCTGACTACAGCAGTCGAGGGCCTCGTCGGCACCGTCAACGGCCTCGTCGAGCGCCTCGATGCGAACAAGAAGAAGGACGAGCAGAAGGAAGAGGTCACGGCCGCAGACCTCAAGAAGTCGCTCGACGACTTCACCTCGACCGTGGCCGACAAGCTGGAGGAGTTCGACGGCAAGCTGGAGCAGCTTGCCGACAGCGGCTCTGTCCAGGACGACGACAAGAACGACCTCAAGAAGTCCAAGACCACGGTCGAGGGCTCTTGGGGCGGCGGAATCCTCTAGGCGCCAGGAGCGACTGACACATGAACCGACGCCAGGCCCTCGCGAAGGCCACCGTCACCACGACTGACGCCGCCTCGGGTCTTCTTGATCCCGAGCAGGGGCGTCGCTTCATCCGTGAGCTGAAGGAGAAGACCTCCCTCGCCTCGCAGATCCGCCAGGAGACCCGTCTCGCCTCGGCCGGAGAGATCAACAAGATCGCCACCGGCTCCCGCATCATCCGTGGAGCGCCCGAGAACACCGACGACGGCTACCGCGCCGGAGCGACGTTCGACACGGTCGCCTACACCACGAAGAAGCTGCGCCTCCCCTGGGAGGTCACCGAGGACGTGTTCCACGAGAACATCGAGCGCGAGGCGCTCGAAGCGACCCTCATGGACGAGATGACCTCGCAGTTCGCGCTCGACCTGGAGGACCTGGAGGTCAACGGCGACACGGCCGATGTCGGTGCCGACGCCGCCTTCCTGAACATCAACGACGGCATCCTCAAGCAGATCGTCACGGCCAACGTGGCAGGACGCAACATCGACGCCTCGCTGATCAACGGCGGGGTGCTCTCCAAGGACCACTTCTTCGAGGCGGTCTACGCGATGCCGAACGTCTACCGGGGTTCGGGCAACCTCCGCTGGATCGCCTCCCCGAACCGCCTGATCCAGTGGTGGGAGACCATCACGGATCGCACGACCGACGCGGGCGACGCTGCGCTGCTCGGCGGTGGCGAGATGATCCGCCGCCCGCTGGGCATCCCCTTCCTGGAGGTGCCCAGCTTCCCGGACGACGTGATCCTGCTGGCCGACCCGCGCAACTTCGTGCGAGTCATCTCCTGGCAGGTCCGTCGCAAGCGTGTCACGGGAGAGACCGATGCCCAGCTCGCCGCGCTGGACAAGCGGTTCTACATCTTCTTCCTCAAGCACGACATCATCATCGAGGAGACAGACGCGGTGGTCCGTATCCACACCCTCGACGCGGTCTAGGAGCTAGAAGCAGATGCCCAAGCTGGTCAACACCAACAGCCACCCGGTTCGCGCCACTGACGCGGACGGACGCCGCGTGCGCCTCGTCCCCGGGCAGGTCATGCAGGTCGACGGAGAGCTGGCCGATCTCCTGACTGCGTACAGCGGCGTGGAGACGGCAAGCTCCGAGCAGTCCGAGGCGTGGGAGGCCGAGGCCGCCCGTCGCAACGGCGCAGTCAACGAGACGGACGCGGGCAAGCAGAGCCTCGACCGCGCTGTCACGGAGCTGCGCAGCGCCGCCCGCATGGTCGGCGTTGCGGTGCCCCTGAACACGGTGATCGGTGACGACGACGCGCCCCTGGGCCCGCCGTCCGGCACGATCACCACGAAGCAGGCCGTCGCTCGCCAGGACGAGGAGCACAACAAGGCGTTCGGCAACCGCGAGCGCATGCCCGAGGACCGGGATCTGAACCTCTCGCCCGTCGAGCAGCTCCAGGCCGAGGCGGTCGCGCGCCTGGAGAGCGTCCACAACGAGATCCTCGAAGACGCTAAGGAGGGCGGCAACGAAGCCGCCACGGTGGACCCCCCCTCGGCCACGAACTCTGCCCAGGCAGAGGGCGGGGACGACGAAGAGAAGCCCAAGCGCCAGGGCCGCAAGCGCAAGGGCTCTCAGTCCGCTGGCGAGCCCGGCGCCGACGCCGAGCCTTCGTAGGCGAACCTGCGAGAACCGCTCCTACGACGAGGCCCCCGTTACCGGGGGCTTCGTCGTTTAGGCTTCGTCTATGGCCTACCCGACCACTGCTGAGCTTGTCGCGGCGTCAACGGTCGCGGAGCTGACCAGCCTCACCGAGGAACAGCAGGACGCCCTGCGCTCGTCGGCTATCTCTGCGATCGAGGACTGGTGCGGGCAGAGCTTCCTGCCCGAGGACGACGCGACGAAGATCGTGCGCTCAGAGGGCGGGGCCGAGCTGTACCTGCCCAAGCGGCTGCGCTCGCTGACCTCGATGCAGACCAGCGGCGGCGCGGAGCATGAGCTGGCTGCCGTGCACGTGGCCGACGAGGGGGACATGCTGCTCTTCAAGAGCGGCGTGGTGGGCGTGGGCTACTACGAGCAGGCGCTGTTCGAGGTCAGCGGGGGCGACTACCCCCAGGGCTTCAAGAAGGACCTCCTGACGATCACGGGAGACTGGGGCTGGGAGACAGTGCCCGAGCCGGTCGTGACCGCGATCCGCTTCGACATGGAGGATGCTGCCGTGGCCGACGCGAACGCGCTGTCCTCGACCGTGCATGCGTTCAGGGCTCTCGGGCTCACGAACATCAGCCAGGGCAACCTCCGCGCCGACTTGGGCACGATCCCAGTCCTCTCGGTGCGAGTGACGCGCCTGCTCTCCCCGTACCTGTTCCTGGGCCGGGGCGGGCGGCTCGTCTAGTGCCCACGTTCCCGTTCTTTCTGACGGGCGTGCTGAAGGATCGGCCCGACACGACGGTCGTGGCCGAGCTGCCCCTCTCGATCTGGCCAGCTCGGGTGCGCGTGGGGAACGCTGGCGACCACTTCGACCACGAGGGCG